ATGCCTGCATATCTTCTCACCCCACCGGCAGCCGAGCCGCTGTCGCTGATCGACGCCAAGACATTCCTGCGCGTGGAACATAGCGACGACGACGCTATCATCGCGTCGCTGGTGTCCGCCGCCCGCAACCATGTAGAGGCGCTGACGCGCAACGCGCTGATCGTCCAGACGTGGCGGCTGGTGCTGGACCGATGGCCGGATGGCGGGCGGATCGCGCCGCGGATCACGCCGCTGCGCGCATTGACCGCTGCGCGGGTGTTCGACGCGACGAATGAATCGAGCGCAATCGATCCGGACATCTTTGTGGTCGATGCCGCAGCGGGCGTGCTTGCCGCGCCTGCGTGGTCATTGCCGATACCGGTACGCAACGCTGCGGGCATCGAACTCGATATCGAGGTCGGTTACGGTGCTGCGGCGAGCGATGTGCCGCCAACATTGTTGCAGGCGATCCGGATGCTGGTGGCGCACTGGTATGACAATCGCGGGCTGATCGCGATTGGCCAGAGCGTTGCGATAATGCCCGCCAGCGTCAACGCCATGATCTCGTCGCATCGGGTGCTGTCGCTATGATCGATCCCGGACAATTGAAAACCCGGCTGGTGATCCAGCAACCCGTTGAGACGCCCGACGATCAGGGCGGCGTGGTGCGCACCTGGACAACCTTCGCCACGGTGTGGGCGCAGGTGACTTCAGTTGCCGCGCGCCGTGATATCGAGGCAGATGCCGACGGTGCGACGCAAAGCTATCGTATTGTCCTGCGCAGCAATCTGTCGCTGACGCTGCAACATCGCTTCAGCGACGGCGCGCGGATCTATCGCATCGTTGCGATCCGCGACCGCGACGACCGCCGCTTCATCGAGATCGATGCGGACGTACGGGTGGGGTGACCATCGTAATCCCTCCCCCTTGTGGGGAGGGTCGGCCGAGCGAAGCGGAGGCCGGGGTGGGGGCTGTCGCGGATGCAAGCGACCCCCACCCGACGCATCGTTCGCTTCGCTCTCGATGCGCCACCCTCCCCACAAGGGGGAGGGAGAAGAAGCGCGCTTTTCGCTTTTTGGAGTTACCATGACCACTGCTCACGTCGCGCTGCGCGCTGCGATCCATGACGCGTTGCTGGCCGATAGCGCGCTCACGACAGCGCTTGGCGGCGAAAAAATTTACGACGAACCGCCGCGCGACGCCGAGTTTCCTTATGTGACCCTCGGCGAGGCGCGGCTGATCGACGTCTCGTCGGACGGCGGGCAGACGCAGGAGCATCAGCTCACGCTGCACGCATGGTCGCGCAAAGGCGGCCATCGCGAGGCGCATGTGATCGCAGGCGCGCTGTTGCAGGCGCTGGACGATGCACCGCTGACGCCCGACGGGCACCGGCTGGTCAACTTGCGATTTTCCATCGCCGACATCCGCCGCGAGTCCGACGGGCGCACTTATCACGCGCTGGTGCGATTTCGCGCTGTCACCGAACCGCTGATCTAAGGAGAGACAAATGGCCGCCCAGAAAGGCAAGGACCTGCTGCTGAAGATGCATGACGGGACAAGCTTCGTCACCGTCGCGGGATTGCGCAGCCGCCGGATCGCATTCAACGCCGAGACGGTCGATGTGACTCACGCCGAATCCACCGAGCGATGGCGCGAGTTGCTCGCCGGTGCAGGCGTCAAGCGCGCGTCGGTGTCGGGCAGGGGGCTGTTCAAGGACTCCGCCTCCGACGCGACGGTACGTCAGGCGTTTTTCGATGGGGTGCTGAAATCGTGTCAGGTGGTGGTGCCGGATTTCGGCACCATCGAAGGGCTGTTCCAGATTTCAAGCCTGGAGTTTTCCGGCGAACACAACGGCGAGGTGACATTCGACCTGTCGCTGGAGTCGGCCGGTGCACTGACGTTCACGACGACTTGAGTTGACCCTCCCCTTGAGGGGGAGGGTCGCCTGCGTCAGCAGGCGGGGTGGGGTGTGGTTGTCTCGCCCACATTCACCCCACCCCGCCGCTCGTTTCACTCGCGCCGACCCTCCCCCTCAAGGGGAGGGTGAAGAAAAGAGCCCGCTCAGGAACGTGAGCGGAGTAACCAAAATGGAAGCGAGAATGCCCAACACCTATCGCGGAGAAATCTCCGCTGACCTTGGCGGCAGACAGCGCACGCTGGTGCTGACCCTTGGCGCGCTGGCCGAACTGGAATCCGCATTCGGCGCGAACGACCTGATGGCGCTGGCGGAACGCTTCGGCACCGGGCGGCTGTCGGCGCGCGATCTGGTGCGCATTATCGCGGCGGGATTGCGCGGCGCGGGCGAGACAATTTCGGATGACGAGGTTGCCGCCATGACCGTCGACGGCGGTGCTGCTGGATATGTACGCGTCGCCGCCGATCTGATCGCCGCAACATTCGATGGCGCACCGGTCAGTGAGGCGCGATGAAACAGTTTCCGTGGCAACAGGCGATGGGCTTCGGCCTCGGTGTGCTGCGTCTGCCGCCGGATCATTTCTGGCGCATGACGCCGCGTGAACTGGCCTGCGCCATCGCCGCGGTGCGCGGCCCGATCCGTGAGCCGATGGATCGCACATCGTTCGACACGTTGATGCAGGAATTTCCGGACAAGCCGCCAGGAGCATGATGATGGCATTTGAGGCTTCAAGTGAGGAGTCGTCGCAAACCCTCGACACCCTTGGCACGCGCACGCGCGAGCTTGCCATCGGCGCGAACGCATTCTCGCGCGCCATGACCAGCGCGTTCACCGCATCCGTGGTCGGCGGCAAACAATTCGACGATGTGCTGAAGTCGCTCACGCTGCGGCTGTCGGATATGGCAGTGCGCCTCGCGTTCAAGCCGCTCGAGAAAAGTATCGCGGGCGGATTATCCGGTCTGTTGTCGGACCTCACGGGATCGGGCACATCGGCAGGAGTTTCCTTTGCTGCCGTATCGGGCGCAGTGAAGCCGTTTGCGAGCGGCGGCGTGATCGGTACGCCGACCTATTTTCCGCTGATGCAGGGCGGTGTCGGACTTGCGGGCGAAGCCGGGCCGGAGGCAATCATGCCGCTGTCGCGCGGGCCGGACGGCAAGCTCGGTGTGGCGGGGCGCGGCGGCGGCAACAGCGTGATCATCCAAATCGCAACACCGGATCTCGACAGCTTCCGCCGCTCGGAAAATTACATCACCGGTCAGATCGCGCGCGCGGTCTCGCGCGGGCAACGGAGTTTGTGACGTGAAGCCACCAGCCGTCATTCCGGACAGGCCGCGTAGCGGACTGATCCGGAATCTCGCGGAGTTCATCTGACACGGGCTCTGGATTCCGGGTTCGCTCGCAAGGGCTCGCGCCCCGGAATGACGGAGAGAATTTTCGCAATTTTATCGGACACCATCATGCCCGCCAGCTTTCATGACATCCTGTTTCCGCTCGACATCGCGCTGAAAAGCGCCGGCGGGCCGGAGCGTCGCACCGATATTGTTACGTTCGGCTCGGGGCGCGAGGAGCGCAACGCGCGCTGGGCGCATTCGCGCCGCCGCTTCGATGCCGGGTATGGCGTCAAGACGCTCGACGCGTTGCAGGAGGTGGTGGCGTTTTTCGAGGAGCGTCGCGGACAGTTGTATGGTTTCCGCTGGCGCGACCGGCTGGATCATTCCTCCGCACCGCCTGCTTTGAGCCTCTCGCCACTGGATCAGGCGCTGGGCACGGGCGACGGCACGCGCACGGCGTTTCAACTGACCAAGACCTACGGCAGCACCTATGCGCCGTATACGCGCAGCGTCACCAAGCCGGTGCCGGGCAGCGTCCGGGTCGCGGTCGCGGGGACTGAGGTGTCATCCGGCATCGCGTTCACCTGCGACAATACGAGTGGCATCGTGACGTTTCTCGACGGGCATATCCCTGCCGAAGGTGCTGCAGTGACGGCGGGATTCCTGTTCGACGTGCCGGTGCGGTTCGACACCGATTATCTCGAGGTCGATCTGTCGGCCTTCGCGGCGGGGGCGATCCCAAAGATTCCGCTGGTGGAGATCCGGGTTTAGCGGATCGGCAACTTTCAAGTTGTCATTCCGGGGCGCGAGCGTAGCGAGCGAACCCGGAATCCAGATGTGTTGAAGCAGGAAATCTGCTTGGATTCCGGGCCCGCGCAAGAGCGCGTCCCGGAATGACGTTTTGGGACGATACCACATGCGCGATATCCCATCTGCCTTGCAAACTAAACTCGATTCCAGCGTCACGACGTTATGCCATTGCTGGAAACTGACGCGGCGCGACGGAACGATCCAGGGCTTCACCGATCACGACGACAACCTGGCGATCGGCGGCGTGACCTATCGCGCGGGCACCGGCTTCACATCGTCCGAGGCCACCAGCCGTTTCGATCTGTCGGTGGATGGCGCGGAAATCGCGGGCGCGCTGTCGGACGACGCGTTGCTGGAAAGCGATCTGGCCGCCGGGCGTTACGATGCAGCACGTGTCGAAAGCTGGCTGGTGGACTGGAGTGACGTATCGCTGCGTGTGCTGACCGCGCGCTCGACGCTGGGCGAAGTCAAACGCGAGGGACAGGCGTTCAGCGCTGAACTGCGCGGGCTGGCTGACTCATTATCGCAACAGAGCGGACGCTTGTTCACAGCGCGATGCAGCGCCGACTTGGGCGATGCACGCTGCAAATTCGATCTGGTGTCCGCGGGATTGCAGGGCGCGGGGAGTGTAGCCTCCATCGAGTCCACTTCCACGATTGTCGCGGCGGGACTCGATACGTTTGCTGAAGGCACGTTCACAGGCGGCAAGCTGACATGGACTTCCGGTGCCAACGACGGGCTGTCGGTCGAAATCAAGGAGCATCGCATGGCATCGGGTCACGCGCGGCTGTCGCTCTGGCAGGCGATGCCGGAAGCCATCGCAAACGGCGATGCATTCGTGGTGACGGCCGGGTGCGACAAGCGGTTTGTGACCTGCCGCGAGCGCTTTTCAAACGTCGTCAACTTTCGCGGCTTTCCGCATATTCCGGGCAATGACTTC